AAACAATACTTTAATTACAAATTAAATTATATATGTTCATTATTGTATTATAATGATATTTCATTCAGAAATAAAGTTTTGAATAAAATATTTAATCCAAATAAACAACTGAGTATAAATTTATTTGATCATGGTGAAATTACGGATGTAACTAAAGACGGTGGTTTGATTGACCAATCTACCGGTAGTGGCGTTGGGCGCTTAGTAGATATAGGTGCAAGAAGCATTGGACAAGCAATGCCGGGCGACATTGCTATTGGAAAACTTCAACCAATAGCAGACCTTTCATTAAAAATGGTTCCTAGATTTGAAGGGCCACAATCTAATGCAGATACAACGTCATACAAGCAAGCGGCAGGTCAGCTTGCCGATCCAACGTTGCCGCCAAAAATAAGGAAAGAGGCAGGCAAAACTGTGTTGCGGTTAATGAAAGCCAGAAAAGATCAATTTACAACAGTTGATATGGCACCAAGCGCTGCCCCCGCTGATGGCGAATCAGCAATAAATGCCGCCGACGCAATCCTAAATAAAACTAGGAAATAACATGGCAAAAGCTGAAGACTACGCCAAGTGGATTGTTGCTAATGCTGACAAACAAGGTACGCCTGATTTTGAAACAGTAGCCAAGGCTTATCAAGAAGCAAAAGCTGCCGAAGGTTTGCAAGCAGCGCCAGCCGGTGAAGGTATGCCTAGCAACCGCACGTCAAGCAGAACCGAAGGCACGATGGATGCGTACGCCCCGCGCCGCCCGCCGCCAAGATTACCAAGTATGTTTACAACAGCACCAGACGTTGTGGCAGAAGCACAAGGTTCAATGGCGGGCTTCAGGGGTTTAACTTCCAGTATTCTGGGTATCCCTGGCTCTATCAGCGGGATGTTTAACCCCAATCGAACCGAAGCCGAAAGCGTCCAAGACCCAACCCCTGAAAACATCCGAAAACTTTATGTAAAACTTGGTTCGGCAGAGCCGACAACAGAACCGTTAAAAGCAGCGCAATTTGGTGGTGAAATATTTCCGGTGCTTGCGGCTGGCGCAACGCTTGCTAAACCAGCTATTGACTATATTGGCCCCAAAGTAGGCAAAATTGTTAGTGGCGCTGCCGACATATTAGCGCCGTCTAGGTTAAAAACTACGGCGTTGGCTGATGTTTTAAACAATGACCCCGTGCTTATGGGCCGAGTTAAAACTTTACTTGAGCAAGGTAAAACTATAGAACAAGCGGCTGCTATTGTAGGAAGCCCAGGATTAGCCACGTTTGCACAAACAGCCAAAAATGCGACTGCTGCCACCCAAATGTTGTATAACGATTTGGCAGCAGCGGAACAAGCTGCGCTTAAAAATCAACTTGCTGTGGCGGCGGCAAATGTCAATGCATTAACCCAACGCAATTTACCGGTTGCTACTGCCTCGCCTACTGCGCCACGCCGTGCAGTAAAACAAGCCCTTGCGGGTGAAGCAGCTACATTGCAAGGCCAAAAGACGGGCATGACACGTCAGCTTACCGCAGAACAACAAGCGGCTGAAGCCGCGCTTGCCGCGCAACGCCGAGGTGTTGAAAGTGACATTGCAAACGTAAGCCAACTGGAAACAGGGCGAGCATTAGCAAAAGCCAATGAAGCGGCGCTTGAGAATACTCGACGTACGGTTACGGGCCCAGCGTATCAAGCAGCTTTTGACGCGGCTCCCGAAGCCACCATTAATTTGTCTGGTTTGGCTGGAGTAGCTAAAGAACAGCGCGGCGAATTGCTTACCCAGCTTAAAGGCTTGGCCCCCAATTCGGCTGCGTTACTTGAGCGTTACGGCCCCAAAGAAATTGAGACTATGGTGCAAGGTGTGCCGATCAAGCAGACCGTACCGCCACCGCCCATTACACTTGAGGAAGCGCACGCCATACGGCAAGCAATTAACATTGACAGGGCCGCGCTTAAAGGATCAAACGAATCGGGCGCAAACATAACGCGGGCGCGGCTAAACGATTTGTACAGTTCGCTTAACACAGCCATTAATCGTGACGTTGCGCCAGAAGCTAAAGCATTATTTGAAAACGCCAATACGCTGTTTAAAGAAAAAGTAGTTGATGTTTTTAGAACGGGTCAGCCATCTAACCTAACCCGTACCAGTACGCTTAACGAACCTATGCTGCGCCCTGGCGATATTGTCGGCAAAGCAATGGCTGATGAAGGTAGCACGCTGCAATTCTTAAAGGTATTTAAGCAAGACCCAGCGGCGATGCAAAACTTAAAAACCGGCGTAGAAGATTTATACCGGCAACAAGTGTTAAAGGGTGGTAGAGCCGCTACACCTGAAGCACACGCCGCGTTTATATCTAACAACGCCAAGCAGCTTGGCGCGTTAGACAGTGCTGGAATGGGGATGACTACCCGGCTCAATCAGATTGGCCGTCGAATTGAAGGTGTTACTGTCGCCGAACAAGATTTGGCGGCGCGCGGTAAAGCAATCCCTGATAAAGTTGCAGCCGCGTTTAAGGCCGAGGACGATGCTCTCAAATTGGCGTCATCTAATTTAGGCTTTAAACAAACCGGCGATTTACGGTCGGCAATTGTTAGCAGCCCTGAAAAGGCCAGCCAAGCGTTGGCGCGGATGGACGCGCCCGCCAAGTCATCGCTGGCCCGTGGCGTTATGCAAGACGCTGGCAAAGCGTCTGATCCGCTTAAACATTTGGTGGATAACGAACAAGGCATCATGCGGGTGCTTAACGCGCACGATCCTAAAACGGCTGCATCTACGTTTAACACCGCCAAAGAATCAGCGGAGTTGCTTAAAATTATTGATCAAACAGGCAATAAATTAGGTATGGGTAAACGGCCCGTTAACGCAATGGTTTCGCAAAAAGATTTGGATGCTTTAACTGCGGGGATGCCTGAAGTGCAAGCAGCGGTTAAAGACATTCAAACGCGATTGGCGCAAGGTGAAACATTTGAAGCCTTGGCCGCGCAAGGTAAACTGGGTAAAAATTCTGCGCTTAAATTGTTTCGTGAAGAAACAACACCTCACATATTTCCACTTAACAAAGTTTGGTCTATTGCTAACATGATATTGGGTAGACTAGAAGGCCGCATCGATAAAAAATTGGCCGTTGAAATTGCTACCGAACTTGCTAACCCGGCAACCGCTGCGGCTGCGGTAGGAAAAGCCCAAGCTAAACAATTGGGTGTTGGGACTACAACTAAAAAAATCACCGGCGCAATTCCAAACACGCCGCCAGTCGCCGCTATCAATGCATTGAGTAACGAATAATGGAACAGCAAACAATCAACCTCATTTTGAGTACGTGCATGGCCGTGGCCGGATGGTTTGCCCGCGAGTTGTGGACAGCAGTGCAGGAACTGAAAAACGACCTGTCCAAGCTGCCGCTGGTTTATGTTGCCCGTCAGGATTACAAAGACGATATGCGAGAAGTCAAGGAAATGCTAGGTAAGATTTTTGACCGGTTGGAAAACAAAGTAGACAAATAAACAAAGGAACACCCAATGGCTCTTGACCCAGTTTCAGCATTACTCGACATTGGCGGCAAAGTCTTAGACAGGGTTTTCCCTGACCCGACACAACAAGCTGCGGCTCGGCTTGAACTACTCAAACTCCAGCAGTCTGGTGAGCTAACCCAGATCGCGGGACAAATGGAGATTAACAAGGCAGAGGCTGCAAATCCCAGCGTTTTTGTGAGCGGCTGGAGGCCAGCTATCGGCTGGATATGCGGCGCGGGTTTTGCTGTGCAATTTGTCATTGGGCCTTTAGCCGAGTGGGGTTCTGCGCTCTACGGTCACCCCGTAAAGTTTCCTCAAATGGATACCGGAACCATGATGCCACTTTTACTTGGAATGCTCGGCCTCGGTGGTTTGCGTACTGCTGAGAAGCTGGCAGATAAGGCGGCAAGATGAAAGCAAAACTCACGTTTTTTGTTACCCTTATGGTCACCCACGGTGAGGAGAACCTTAAATGACGCCTCACTTTACGCTGGCAGAATTAACTGCCACCGATCACCGAGAATTTAAAAATGAACCTAACCCTAGTGAAATTGCAAATCTCCAGCGCTTGGCTGAACTTTTGGAACAAGTTAAAGTCGCTATTGGCGGCAAGCCGGTCATGGTTAACAGCGCGTTTCGGAGCAAACAAGTAAATGACGCCGTAGGTTCCAAGGACACCAGCCAACATCGGCTGGGCTGCGCTGCGGACATCCGAGTACCTGGCATGGCCCCCGATGCGGTAGTCAAGGCGGTAATCGCAGCCAAGCTGCCCTTTGACCAGTTGATCCGCGAGTTTGACCGCTGGACGCATATTTCGGTGCCAAACACCAAAGATGCTGCGCCCAGGGGCCAAGTGCTAATCATCGACAGCAAGGGTACTCGCCCGTATTAGCTGCATAGCGTCCTTCAGGTCGCCACGCAACTGCTCAATTGCTTCTTGCTGGGCTTGCATTCGTAAGTACGAATCCAAAGCGAATTTCGCTAAGGTTTCGTGGTTCCATGCTGCGAAGTTCGGTAGGTCTGACATTTGGTTTCTCAGTTGGTTTGGGGCAGTTCTCTGGCGCGACGATGACGCACCATACAGCAGTCCATTGTTTGCGGTGGGCTGTCCAGCGGTCAATGTACGCATCGGGCATTTCAGTTAACGCACGCCGGATGTGGCTGGGGTCTTTCTCCAGCCGCTCGGCGGCATCAGCAGCGGTCAGGCCGTCGTGGTACTGCTGGAGCAGCATCCGTATGGCGTGATGGTTTGACTTATGCATTGTGTCTCTTTCTCTTTGTTTCGTTTAGGTAATGGTAGCCAAGCTACGCACCAGTTTTTGTTGTAAAACCCTGTGCAGCATATGCCGCCAGTTGTAAGTAGTAGCACCTTGGTATCTTCAGGTGGTTGAGGGTCACCTGCATCAGGGTACATGTACTCCTGACCGCCTGCTAAGTAGTTATCCATTGGTTGTATCCTGCGGTGGTGTGCAGGTGTGAATAACAGTCAGGTCTGCTGTGCGTTTACCGCAGCGTTCGCAAAAGTTACGCTCCCGTCCAGCTAGTGCTGCTTTCTTGCCATCGTAGTAACCTGATTGATATGCAATGGTTAGCGAATCGCCGTGGTCTTTATAGACTTGTATATCGTCATCTTCATCCATTGTTCTTCTCCTTAGTCCACTTTATTGAAGAAAGGTTAACCAAAATTAAAAAACACCAAGGGCTTATGAAGTATGCCGACACACAAGCACAAATTAATGTCACTATGTTTTCTACATAAACCCATCTAACAAGGTTATCCATTGTTCTTCTCCCAAGTGCAAGCAAAACATACTTTCATCATCCAGCGCACAAACCAATTTGGTTCTTGCCCTTTGATGGGAATCCAAACAATGCCATTATTTTCTTGTGGCGTGTTGCCAAACAAATAGCACTTCCATTCCGAGCGTTCAGGCTCCTGCGCTGGCTGTGGCGGAACAAAATCGCTAAATACAAGAGGATGCACAAGGTACATCCCGTCCTCGTCTAGCGCCGCATTCTTCTTTGATTTAAATCCTGTCATGTTGTTCCCCTTGCGCGGATAGCGGCGGCTAATTCGTGTGCCGCGTAATGTTGAGGCCATCCACTTCTGTCAAGCCCCTTAGTTCTTTCACACACCTTTACACACTCCTCACGCTCATCAGCACGGGCTGCTGCTGCTACCAATGCGGCAAAAGCTTCCAAGTGATGTATAAACTTAGCACGGTCTTTGCCCATGCCGTAATAAACAAGGCCAGAATCGTTTGCTGCCGTAATCACTTCAATTTCAGTCATAGCATCCCCCAACAAATCACAAAAAATAGCAGCGTGATACACGCCACCACCATAATCACAGTGATTAAATCTTTAAAAGAGCCAAGCGTTTCATCGTAGGGATTAGTGTCAGGCTTGCCGTTCATGTAAGCATCGTTTACTTCTTTGATGCGCTGCTGCCTGACGGGGCAGTTCCTGCCTTGGTTGCAGTTCCCATTAGCGTCACAGCAGTTCATTTGGTTCTCTCCTTGAGCATGGCATCTGCCATTTCGTATGCATCAGCGGGGATGCCGCGCCATATTTCAATCACATCGTCATCACGCAATAACGCTTGCATAGCCTTAGCCGCAAACTCATCACGCAAAGTTTTATCCTTGGCATAGCCTCCGGTCTTGACCATCCAGTCGGTGTAGTCTTTTGCTATCTCTTGTTTGTCTTTCATTTCATTTCTCCTTGTTGATAACTTATGTGTTTGTCATACAGTTTTGTCATGGTGTCGCGGTCAATGTAGTTGTTGCGTACCACCGCCAGTTGGATTAGCTCCGCTATCAAGTTTCTAATTGCTTGTTTGTGGTGCTTGTCGTCGAGGTCGTATTCTTCCACCAGCTTGGCGCTCCATTTGTCATCAGTACCATGTCGGCGCAGCACTCTCATTTGTATTCCTCCATGCGCTTGTTCAGGCGCTCTATACGGGCTACGTTGTACGCCACGATGGACTCAGCGTACTCAACCCCTGCCTCTGCTTCTAGCTTGGATAGATGGGCATCAGCCAAAGCCTCTGCAATCACCTGGAGTGGCGTTGGCTTTTTAAATGGTTCGCGTAATAAATTAAGTAGTTTCATGGTAATTTAGCTTCCTTTAGTAGTTCAAGTCTCTCCCGCGCGACGCGCAGGGTGTTGTACCGCTGGTGCATACGCTCCAGTACGGATACTCTTTTGAGCGTGTCACGCTCGTTGTTCAGCATACCCATCACTTCCTCTTCAGACAGTGTGGGCAGACGGTCATTTAGACTTCGCCAAGTATTTTTCAATTCGTGTCTCCAGTTTGATAATCAAATAAACGCAACGGTCATGCGACCGCCAAAGAGCGTTCAACTGGCGCTCGCGTATTTTGAGTTCGGCCTTGGCCGCTTTGAGTTGTGCTTTCAATTGATTTAACATATAAAGTAATCCTTATCTAACATACGGTCTAGCCTGTTCTTTCTCATCTGATACGCTTCTGCCCAAATAATCCGCTCGGAATAATTGTGCGCGGTGTCCATGTACGTCGGGCCGTCCCAAAGCAATCCTTCTGTGGGCGCTTCGCGCCAGTGTGCGGCGCGATCTCTGTGCGACTCGGCGGCTGCACGGGCGTCTGCCTCTATGAGCCGTACGCGGTCATCGCTGGTTAACTCTCGCCACATAATTCTTCCATTGCAATATCAGAAATAGCGCGCTTG